GGCTTCTTCTTCGGCTTCTTCTTCGGCTTCTTCTTCGGCTTCTTCTTCGGGTTCGTCCTCAGCTTTCACCAAACTTTCATCATATTTATAACCCCATTTTTCAGACAAATCAATACACTCTTGGTCCATTGGAATAAACTCATTATCTACAAGTCTGCCAATAGTAATTTTTTCTTTCAAAGATTTAAACACCAATGTGGAATCTGGATGCCAAATTGTGTCCATAGACTTAAGTCTTTTAAGAATGCGTTTTTGTTTTGTATTAGTAGAACTCATTTTGTTAATTATTATGAGTTCTTAAATACAGAATCAAATATATTTTTTAATATATATTTAATCTGAACCAGAGTCAGAGTCAGACTCGGATCCAGATTCGGAATCTTCTGAAGAAGATGGAGGTGGCGGGGTCTTTGGCTTTCTTCTTTGTTTCTTCTTTTCCTTTGAAGAAGCAATATATTGTTTCAATACAAGTTTTTCACTGCGAGTAATAGCTCGTTTAATTTGTGATTTCATTGTCAATACCATTTTATCAACCAATTTATCTACAATTTCATCAACCGCATCATCAACGTTAAATGACTGTTTTTCATTTGTGGAGCTCATTTTTATAGGAGTTTTTCCTCTTTAAATGATTGAAATAGTTTATTTTATTTTGAGATTTGTGTAAAGATTTGTGTAAAGATTTGTGTAAAGATTTGTGTAAAGATTTATTTTTTCAATGAAAAATAGATCTGTATTTTTTTGTTATATATTTGGTTATGTATTTGGTTATGTATTTGGTTATACATTTAGAGGATTGGGAAACCGAGAGCACCACCAGAAATTCTGATAACATTGTATGCCAAGGCAACACAGATGAAATCGTATGTTTGTGCGTAATCTTGACCAGTAGCCTTTGTTGTACCAGTAGCACCATTACCAGCAACTGCAGCAGCAGATGGAGATGGTGAGATACTGACGTTGGTAAGTCTACCGTAGTTAGTAGAACCTTGAGGGTCGAGATTGCAGAAATCAAGAGCGTATGAGTAGCAATGATAACCAGTTTCGGTTGGAACAACTGGTGCGTGGTAGTATGGATTGACAAGTGAAAAGTAGTCTGAACCCATCACATTAAGACGGTTGCTGTTCTCGTAGACCAAAGAAGTTTGGAGAATTGGGTCAGAAGCACCTGAAGTGTTGTAGTTGACATTAGCACCAGATGGATCAGCACTTGCGGCGGTGTAATTAGACCAATCAGAAGCGATTGTCTTATTACGAGCACCGAAGAACAAAGCCTTGACAGCGTGTGAAAATCTGATATCAACACTTTGTGCGGATCCCGCAGTTGCGGCAGTGAATGTTTGGACTGGTGCGGTTTGAGCTTGTTCGATAACAATATCACGAGCAGCACATCCCATACGTTGACGTTCATCGTTGGAAACGATGGCGTATTCACCCCACACAGCAGGAGAGTTCAAAGTAGGGGCGGTACCACCGATATCAGTGAGATTGTAAGCAATATTTGGGGAAGTACCCGCAGCAACAGCTGAATCATGGTGGACGAGAAGTTCGTTAAGACCACGGAATTTGAAGTTGATGCGCATCTCATTGTATGGAAGTGCGGCGGTTGGGAGAGCAACTCCGGAATCGCGACAGAACCAGAATGGAAGTGGAACATTAAGCATGCGTGCTGGAAGAGTTCCACCTGGAGCAACGTGTGCGGAGGTAAGTTCTGGGACGTTACCAATCATATTGTTATATGCAACTTGTTTGCTGGCATCAACAGTGAATGCTGCCCAGAAATCAAGGAAGTAGTTATCGAAACGAGCGGCAACCAAGTCATTGAAAGAGACAGTACATTCAGAAATAATATTGTGTCCAAGATTACGTGTCCAACGGAGACGACTTCCTGCAACAACTGTACCAGTACCAGCAGCAGCCAAAGTGACAGTTGGGATACCAATTCTAAGCCATGCACTGAGGAGATAATCACCAGCACGTGAGATAGATGAGGCCCATTCCTGACCGAAATCGGCGTTACCAGTTGAACGAGTTAATTGCACAGGAATGATAGAAAACCATGTAGACTTTCTGGTTTCGCGAACGAAATAAGCAGTGGCGTCATCACCACCGTAAAGGATGACTTCGAGTTCATCGTATGTAGCCATATCGACGAATGCGACAGTAACAGATTGACCGGACATTTTTTTTATATTAACCAAGATAAAATTTTTTTTAATATTATTCTGAATTGAGTTTAAATATTATTTTTTCTAAACGAAATGATGGACATCATAACCATTGACAAAAAAATAAGAGAAAATTTTAATTCCGAACAGGAAAAACTCTTACTTTATAAGGGTAAGCTTTCTAAACTAAAAAATATGAAAGGACTTAACCCAAGAACACGTGCAGCTACAGAAAAAACGATTGTGGATTTAGAAAAATATGTTAATGATTTAGAGGAGAAAAAATCCTATAATTTTTATATATTTAATACTATAGAATTAATATTAGAATTTCAAAAAATATTAAAGTCTCCGATGAAACTAAATTTCACAGGAAAACCTATAGAAAATAATAAGGAGAAAAACGAAATTATACAAAAATATGTAAAAATAGCAATAAAGTATATAGATATAGATATTCAATCTGATAAAAAAACTGACCCAGATGAAGTTGTATGTGATAATTGTGGTAATAAAAAAGAGTTTGATATCATAGACGGAAACATTTATATCTGTGATATATGTTCAGTGCAAAAAAATGTGAATAAACAAACTACATCTTACGGTGATATTGACAGAGTAAATATTTCACCTAAATATATATATGACAGAAAAATACATTTCAGAGACTGTATAAACCAATATCAAGGTAAACAAAACAGCACTATACCACAAAAAGTTTATGATGATTTGATTTATCAATTTGATAACCACCACATGCTTGTCAATTCTACTGACAAGAAGACCAAGTTTTCTAAAGTTAGCAAGAATTTAATCAGAATATTCTTGAAAGACCTGAACTATACCAATCATTATGAGAACATACATCTTATACACTATAATCTTACTGGAATTCAACCAGACAATATATCTTATTTGGAAGACCAACTTTTAGATGATTTTGATATATTGACTGATTTATACGATAAAAGATATAAGAATATTGAGAGAAAAAATTTTATAAACACGCAACATATATTATACCAGTTTCTTATCAGACATAAACATAAATGCAACAGAGAAGATTTTGCGGTTCTCAAGACTATGGACCGCAGAGCTTTTCACGACGAGGTGTGTAAAAAACTGTTTGAAGAATTAGGTTGGAATTACACACCCTTCTTCTAATTTTTAATATATTTAGCTATATTAAAATTACACCTTAATATTTCTACCGGAAGGATCGCCATTATGATCTACCCATTTTGGTAACCATCTTTCTGTTCTTAAGTCATAACAAGGGAAAAATTCGTTAAAATATTTTCTATAATATTTCTCTTCTTGTGTTGCATCACAGTTTGAAATATTTTCTTTTTCACTAATCATATCTTGTATTTGTTCATACCATTTTTTCTCTGAACCAGAAACTCCATCAGAAAACCCATCTTTTCTTCTCCATAATACTTCGTTGGGTAAATATTCACCATTGTCAAAAGAAGACCTCAATATGTATTTTTCTATACCATTTATAGGTTTTTTAAGTTCAGCTGGAATACTCAAAACATAATTCACAAATTCTTTATCAAGAAAAGGAACTCGCGGTTCTAACCCGTGTGAAGAAATACATCTGTCAGCTCTGAGAACATCATACAAATGAAGATTTTTCACTAAAGTTTCAGTCTCTTTTTGGAAATCTTCAGCTGTTGGCGCGTGATGAAAATATAAATATCCTCCAAAAATTTCATCTGAACCTTCACCTGACATAATAACTATATCTTTACTATTTTCTGAAATATACTTGGATAATAACCACATTCCAACACTTGCCCTAACAGTAGTTACATCATAAGATTCAATATCTTTTATGACTTTAGGTATCGCATCAAAACCTTGTTCCGGTGTAAATATAACTTCCGTATGTTGTGTTCCAAGATATTCTGCTACCATTTTTGCATATTTTAAATCTTGTGAATTTTGCATACCTATAGAATAAGTTCTGACATTTTCAGGACCCATAATTTTACATACTACAGAAGTAACTAAAGAACTATCCAAACCACCAGAAAGCATACAGGCAACAGGACGGTCAGACATTAGTCTCTTTTTTACAGCAGACACAAAAAGATTATTTATAACTTCTCTGGTATCCATATTTGTATGAATAACAGGAGTTATACTTGTATACGGAGTTTTGTATAAAACATCTTCTTCTGAATTATAACGAGCTATACAAGGAGAAAGTTGTTGTAAATCATTACAATATGCAGATAATGACTGTGCTGTGGAAGCGATAGCAAAATTACCTGACTTTGTTCTTGCGTAATAAAGAGGTCTTATACCTATTCTATCTCTTGCCATATGTATTGTCTTACCATCTATAATAATTATAGCAAAAACACCGTCTAAAAGATTTATCATATCGGAGAAGCCAAATTTCTTATACAATTCAAGTATACATTCACAATCACTACCTGAATTACAATTCAAACCATATTCTTCTTCCAGTTCTTTGTGATTATAAATTTCCCCATTACACATTGCTATAATATTATTAGAAATAAAGGGTTGGTCAGCCTCGGTTCCAGTATTTACAATACTAAGTCTTCGGAAACCATATATATCATCACCAGATATTTTAAGAATTCCTCTATCAGGACCCCTTTTTTGAAGGGTGTTATACCCTTCAATTATTTTTACAAGGTCATCCTCCTTTTTACCTCTGTAAACAGCAATTATTCCACACATAATTTTATAATATATTCTCTATTCCATAGATAAGAATATGAGAATATGTAAGTTGAAAAGAATTTTAATACCGGTATCAATCTCTTTATTTTCTGTATCTTTTACGATTTCTGAAAAAATTAAAGGTGTCATATATATTCCGATTTTGTATTTTTTAGGGGTATATTTTTTATTAATAAATTTTCCCAAACTTGTTGAAATTACCAAGAAAAAACCTGTATATATAGATGACCTTATTTTAGGTACAGTGGGGCAAAAAAACCGACTTTGGTTTAAAAATATTTACTTGCACACAATGTTTTTTCTTCTATCTATACTTTTCAGTATATTTATAGATTATTTCATAAGTAATGGATTTCATAATAAACCTCTGTTAGAAGTTTGTGGGATAATCGGGGGTAATCTTTTGGTATATAGTAAAATACAAGACATTATTGGTAGAATACTACTAAATTTTTGCCACTGTGTAAAAGAACAGCACGAAATGTCTGCATTATCAAGAGTTTCATCTTTTTCCAGAAATAGTCCCATAATTATGGAAAGTGAAATAGACGAAGTTATCTGGGTCAATAACGCATAAACACAGTTTAAAAAAAATATTTTTATATATAAAATGAATAATTTAGGAAAACTTATAACTTCTCTGAATTCCAATTATAAGTACGGGTTTGAAAAACTTGGACCTATATTAGGAAGATATTATGGTATGGATTGGAAAAAATATCAACAAGTTGATTTGGAAACTTACAACAGAAATAAAGTATATGGTAATAACGATTTTGAACTGTTTGTGATAACTTGGGTTCCCGGACAAGAATCACCAGTGCACGATCACCCAAAAGGTGGATGTTGGTTAAGATTGCTTACTGGTGAGTTAAATGAAACTGTATTTGATATGAGAGATAATACTATACAAAATAAAATTATACTTTCCAATGGTCCAAGTTTTATGCACAATGATATTGGATTCCATAAAATAATAAATAAGTCAGACAAATTATCTACCAGTTTGCACTTGTATTCAAAGGTATAATTTATATACGAGATTACACTTTTATCTCTGACTTTATTGTATCGTTTTTCTGAAATATTAAACCCTTACAATTACACACTGTTTTTTTACCGTGAGTTGTATTAGCTAAAAATGATTTTAGTTTTCCTGATTTGCATAGATTTTTCATAACATTATCTATTGGTTCTTCCGTGATAGGTTCTTCAAGTAATATTTTTATAGCATTTCTGCTTATTACATATGCGTGCCTACAATCAGCACATCCTTCTGAGACTAACTTTCCTTTGTGTGTAATTTCTGGAAAACAATGTCCTAAATACAATAGGTCAAAATAGGGCTTATTATGTATATATTTTTGTATAGTTTTATTATCGATATGTTCTGGTATGGATATATCGTCCTCAAAAATTATAGCATATGGAACACCTGTGTCATATATATGTTCCCACAGACTTCGGTGGGAAATAGCACACGCTATTTCCCCAGGTTTAAGATTGGTATATGAATTTTTAGATAAATATGAGTAATATTTTTTGAAATCTTCAGACTTGGCATCAGTTGCTTTCCATACATTAAAAGATATTTTAGCTTTATCCAGTTCATTTTTGGATGATTTTAATCTTTCAGGAACTCTTTCAAGATTGATTAAATATGCATCAGGTTCATACAATTTAACTATAGGGTCTGTAAGCTTAGAATAATGACCTTTTTTTTCATTAGTATTTGTTCCAATTTCACACATATATTTTATTGAGTTATTTATTGCAGAGTTTATATAAACAGAGCTTTTGTGTGGTGAAGAATTTATTGCTATAGTTAATGCAATTGGTCCAGTAATATACAAAACCTTGGTTTTAGAATCCATAACATATGATGTAGAATAACCATAATTATAGTGAGACATCAAGATATTATTCACCACTTGAGATATGATATCTACCAATATAGGAGCTCCCTGACGAGCATATATATACCAATTTTGTATTTCTCCATTTTTTCCAAATATATCAGTGTGTGGTTTTTCCATACCGAAGAAACGGGTATCCCAATGAGAACAGTACATATCCTTATCAGATGGAATGTCTGGAATTTTACCGACTACACAACTTTTCATATCCATATATAATCCTCCATATTTATATATTAACAACAAACGCACCAAATCTGCTCTCGCCGCTTTATATTCAGGGTTAATAAGCTGGTAAGCTTGCCATATCCTAGGTTCGTCAGTGAATTGTGTTTCAACAAAATCACTTTGTTCTTCATTAGTATAAATTATCTCTTCCCAATCGGGTTCATTTTTCTTTGTAATTTTATAGGGTCTTTCAGTCACTTTTCTACCTCCACATACTTTGTTAGCTTCTTTTGTGCACCATAGTCTATAAATTTTCTTGGGAACAATTCCACGAGTTTTTATCGGTAGATTTAACTTGGGAAGAGTATTTTTCATCATCCTATCTCTGATTTTTAATCTCTCGATTCTAATTGTATTTTTGTTATACAAAAAATATAGTGTAATTGACACTATAATTATTAATATAATAGAACATCCGGTAAAACCTATAATTATACCTCTCATTTATTATTATCTATTTTTTTGTTATTTTTTTGTTATTATTTTCTATATCTCAATAAATATGCAATACTGTTTCGATATAGAAAATAGCAGTAAATCTTTTGACCCGAAAAAGTTGAAAAATTATATCAAAAATCTTTATAAATTTCAGTTTGAAAAAGAAGATGAAGATTTACCTTTCATTACCATATATGCAGAGAGTGATAAAAGTGTATGTATAATATTAACTGGTAAAAGCAAAAAATCAGTAGAGTTAATAAAAGAAATTAACGAGTCTCTGACTACTAAGCACCTTAAATTTAACGGACTTAAATTGTCTAAACCATATGTATTTGACGTAGATAGTTGTGAATGGTGGAATGAATCAGATGAAAAATCAGATACAAGATGGAATGCACTGACACACAGAGGTCCTTATTTTGGACACCTTATGGAACCATACAAATTCCTAAAATCACACCTGTATTATAACGGGAAAAAATACCAACTAACTCCACAGGAAGAAAAAATAGCAAGTTTTTATGCAAAAAGATTAATTTCTGAAAAAGCAGGTGGTGTAACCGAAATTATAACTGAAAATGAAACATTTAACAAAAATTTCTTTAAAGATTTTTTGACATATCTTACACCAGAAAAACGCAGTGTTTTCAAAGACCTGAAAAAAATAGACTGGAAAGATTTGATTAAAAAGATTGAAGCTAATAAACCTTCTGAACTCACCAAGTTAGAAAAAAGACAAAAAAGGATAGAAACAGAGGAAAGAAAACGAGAATACGGTTATGCTTTCTTGGATGGAAAAAGAGAAAAAGTTGGTAATTTTATAGTAGAACCTGCGTCTATATTTATGGGAAGGGGTAAAAACCCTAATATGGGTAAAATCAAGAGAGATATATTTCCAGAAGATGTAATTATAAATATCGGAGAAAATGACCCTATTCCTGTTCCTCCACTTGGACACGAATGGGGAAAAATCGTTAATGATAACTCAGCTGAATGGTTAGCCAAATGGAAAGATACAATTACAGGAGACCCTAAATATATGAGATTTAGCACAGAAGGAAAGTTTAAAAGTGAGTGTGATTTTGTGAAATATGAAAAAGCAAGAAAATTAGAAAAACATTTGAAAACAGTTAGAACAAGATATATGTCTGATGTTGTTGGAGATAATTTGATAAACAAACAACTCGGTACTGTCTTGTATTTTATAGACCATTTTGGTATTAGAGTTGGTGGTGAAAAAGGCGACGACGAGGCTGACACAGTAGGAGCATCAACCTTAAGAGTAGGACATATTAAACTAAAAAGTTCTAATAAAGTTATCTTTGACTTCTTAGGTAAAGACAGTATTAGATATTACAAAGAATTATCTGTTCCCAAAGAAATATTCACAAATGTTAAAGAATTTATGAAAAACAAGAATGAAGAGACTGATTTATTTGACGAAATAAACGCAAGTAAAATCAATGAATATCTTAAGAAATTTGACAAGTCATTCACCGCAAAAGTTTTCAGAACAAGATTAGCATCTGTTAATATGTATAATGAACTGAAAAAATTAACAATACCTGAAGGTTCTACTAAACAACAAACAAAAATATTGTTTAATAAAGCTAATGCAAAAGTAGCTGATATTCTTAACCATACTCGTAATATATCTGAAAAAGCTAAAGAATCTATAAAAAAATTAAAATTAAAACTGAAAGAATTAGAAGCTGAAAAAGATGAAAAACTTTATGAAGGAAAAAACACAAAAAGTATAGAAAAAAGAATAGAAACAGCAAAATCTAATATTATGGGTAAAAACGATACTCTTAATGTTGCCATAACCACATCTTTAACTAATTACATAGACCCGAGAGTTGTTATATCGTGGTGTAAAAATCAAGATTTAACACCTGATTATATATATTCATCTACTTTGATGAAAAAATTCAATTGGGCTATAGAAATGACCGATTGGGACTGGGATTATATAAGTTCTCCTTTAGCTGGTCCTAACAAATTAATACCAGCAGAACCTAAAAGTAGTCCAAGTATGTATAACAAACCCAAAAGTAAAAATTCATCTCCTACTTCCAAGAGAAGTCCTACTTCCAAGAGAAGTCCTACTTCCAAGAGAAGTCCTACTTCTAAATACTCACATAAAAAACGTATGGAAAAGTATAACACAGTGAAAAGTATAACACCTGGTACTGTAGATGAATGGAAAACGTTACTAATCTTTTGTAAAAACCCTGAAAGATATTCTCTTAAACTCGCAGAAATATCACCAGACACTTTAAAATACCTGAATGATATTTCTAATTATTTGATATCAAAAAATAAAGGTAATTCTACTGCCACTAAAATAATAACAAAGTTCTATGAAGCCATACAAAATAATTAAAATATAATAAATTAAATTGTTAATTTATTATTTAAGTTGTAGGTTGATTTGCGGTTAAATTTTATTGGTATCAAGAATTTAATCCATCTTGAGCTTTTTTCCGAATCTTTTAGCCTTGCGTGCTGACTTCTTGGCCTTGCGTGCTGACTTCTTAGCTGGAGACT